ATTGTTTTATTGGGTATATTAGGCAAAATGATATTTTGGGATTAACTATGAAAAAACAAAGATTACAAGAAATAATAACTGAAGAACTAGTGGATGTTTTAGTAGAAAGTATTACAAAAAACTTTACACGAGCAATTGAAACGTATAAAAAAATTCAGCTTAACCAACAAGACTTAAGAAAGGCTTTTGTTAACGAAAAAGACCCTAAGAAAAAAGAAAAGTTAAAGCAGGGCTTAATAAAAATGCATGCACAAGTTGTAAAGGCCGAAAAAGAATTTAATAAAGCTCTACAAACAGAACCAGTTGAAGATGATTTAACCGAAAAAAAGAATAAGGGTCTTTGGGCAAATATACATGCCAAAAGAAAGCGAGGTGAAAAACCAGCCCATAAAAATTCAAAAGCACATAAATCTGCCGTCAAAGCAGCAAAGGCTATAAATAAGAAGGAATCAGTAAATGAAGATGTTTTTAAGTCATTTCTAAGTGATGACACAGCGTTTAAGCTACATATAGCAACAAACACAGATAAAACAAAATCTGTAATGGCTAGAAAAACAGATAAAACCTTTGATGACGGTGTTCCAGTACTAAAATATATAGCAAGAGCTTCTAAAAAAAATTCACCTTTACCAAGTGGTAAGTTTAAGATTATAGAAGATAACAAACATGGTTGGTGGTATTACCAAGTTGGAAGTACCTGGTACGGAATACAACAAAAAGATTATGGTACACCACCATTTGAATACTAAAAATAAGGAGATAAAGTTATGAGTATATTAGGAAAAATATTTTCAGCAGGTGCAGGAGACCTAGTTAAGAGTGTAGGTGGAGTTATAGATAACTTACATACATCTAAAGAAGAAAAACTAGCAGCAGAACAAAAAATACAAGAACTCGTTGCTAAGTATGAAACAGATATGGAGGCTAATATTAGTGACCGTTGGAAAGCAGATATGAATTCTGATTCTTGGTTATCTAAAAACGTTAGACCCCTTGTACTTATATTTTTAGTAGTGTGCACGGTATTAATGATATTTATTGACGCTGGATCTATAAACTTTGTAGTTGAACCGAAATGGACAGACTTATTACAATTAGTACTCATCACAGTAATTGGTGCATATTTTGGAGGTAGATCTTTAGAAAAAAGAAAGAAATAAGTATTAAAATTGTCTTAGTAATATATTTATATATATGAAGAAGACCAAGTCTCTTAAAGTAATTATACGAGAAGAATATCTTAAGTGTGTTACAGATCCAATATACTTTATGCGAAAGTATTGCCAGATCCAACATCCTACTCGAGGTAGAATCCCATTTAATCTATACAAATTTCAAGAAAGATCTCTTGAACAGTTTACCCACAACGATTACAACATAATTCTAAAATCTAGACAGTTAGGTATATCAACAATATCTGCAGGATACTCTTTATGGTTAATGCTATTTCACGAAGATAAAAATGTTCTTGTAATTGCAACAAAGCAAGATGTTGCAAAAAACTTGGTAACAAAGGTTAGAGAAATGCATGAATATTTGCCTAGTTGGTTAAAGGGAACAACAACTGAAGATAATAAATTAAGTCTTAGGTTTAAAAATGGTTCTCAAGTAAAGGCAGTTTCAAGTTCTGGAGATGCTGGTAGATCTGAGGCATTATCACTATTGATAATAGATGAAGCAGCATTTATCGACAAAATAGATGAGATATGGGCATCAGCACAACAAACATTAGCAACTGGTGGTAAAGCTATTATATTATCTACTCCAAACGGTGTTGGTAATTTTTTCCATAAAACATGGGTTAAAGCAGAAGAAGGTACCAATAAGTTTAATACAATTAGACTACATTGGAGTGTACATCCTGAAAGAAATCAAGATTGGCGAGACGAGCAAGATGCATTATTAGGTCCTAAAATGGCAGCTCAAGAATGTGATTGCGATTTTATTTCTTCTGGTCACAATGTAGTCGATCCATCAATAATAGAATGGTATACCAATACATATCAAATGGACCCTGCTGAACAAAGGGGTTTTGACGGAAATTATTGGATATGGGAACAGTGTGATTATGCTAAATCATATATAGTAGTTGCCGATGTTGCAAGAGGTGATGGTAGTGACTTTTCAACTTTCCATGTAATAGATATAGAAACAGTAACACAGGTAGCAGAATATAGAGGACAATTAACACCAAAAGATTTTGGTAATATGTTAGTTGGTGTTGCAACAGAATACAACGATGCATTATTAGTAATTGAAAATGCTAGTGTAGGCTTTGGAGCTATTCAGAGTGCAATAGATAGAGACTATAAAAATCTATATTATACATATAAACAAGACGGTGTAGTAGATGCAACTACGCAATTAACCCGGGGTTATGATTTAAAAGATAAATCACAAATGACACCTGGATTTACAACATCTTCAAAAACTAGACCACTTTTAATTTCTAAACTTGATATTTATTTTAGAGAAAAAGAATGTATCGTTAGGTCAAGAAGGCTTTTAGAAGAATTACGAGTTTTTATTTGGCATGGTAGTAAAGCTGAAGCCCAACGAGGATATAACGATGATCTTGTAATGGCGTTTAGTATTGCAATGTGGGTAAGAGACACTGCACTAAAATTAAAACAACAAGGAATAGAATTAGATAAGTTAGCTATTAGTAGAATTGGAAAATCAAACCAATACGACGGAGTATATACTGCTAATGATTCTACAAATAATCCTTGGAAAATGAAAACTGGTACTGGTCAAGATGAAGATTTGACTTGGTTACTAAAATAGGTTACAGGAGAAAACAATATGGCAGATAAAACATTTTTTGGAAGATTACAAAAGCTATTTTCAACATCAACAGTTGTTAGACGGGTTGGAGAAAAAGGCTTAAGGGTAGTAGATACAGCTAGATTACAATCAGCTGGTAAATTAGCATCAAATACATTAGTAGATAGATATAATAGACTACACCATTCTAGTGCAGCAAATTCGGTATACAACCCAACCCAGGCGTTTTCTCAAATGAGAAATGAATTATTCACTGATTATGAAGCAATGGACACAGATTCAATTATATCATCAGCATTAGATATATATGCAGACGAATCAACAATGAAAAACGAATTTGGTGACGTACTAACTATTACTAGTGATAAGCAGGAAATAAAAGAAATATTGCATAATTTATATTATGACGTATTAAACGTAGAATTTAACTTATGGCCATGGATAAGAAACATATGTAAGTATGGAGATTTTTATCTTAAATTGGATATCTTAGAAAAAGTAGGAGTAACTGGTTGTAATCCTATTTCTGTATATGAAGTCCAAAGAGAAGAAGGAATGGATCCAGAAAGACCAGAATACGTTAGATTTTTACACGACGCTAGCTTTGCAGGGGTTAGTGCTACAAATACAAATTCAACTTCAAAAACATATTATGAAAATTATGAAGTTGCTCATTTTAGAATGCTAAATGATACTAATTGGCTACCTTATGGTAAATCAATAGTTGAATCTGGTAGAAAAACTTGGAAACAATTAACTCTTATGGAAGATGCCATGATGATTCATAGAATTATGCGCGCCCCAGAAAAAAGAGTATTTAATATTGATATTGGTAATATTCCTCCAAATGAGGTAGACAATTACATGCAACAGGTAATAAATAGAATGAAGAAAACTCCATATATTGACCAAGCAACTGGTGATTATAACCTTAAATTTAATATGCAAAATATGATGGAAGATTTTTATTTACCTACTAGAGGAGGAAATAGTGGTACAAGTATTGATTCTCTTGGAGGAATGGAATGGACTGGAACAGAAGATATAGAATATCTTAAGAATAGGCTACTTGCATCACTAAGGGTTCCAAAAGCGTTTTTAGGCTATGAAGAAGGTGTTGATGGTAAAGCAACATTAGCGGCACTAGATGTACGATTTGCAAGAACAATAGAAAGAATACAAAGAATTGTCGTTTCTGAACTTACAAAAATTGGATTAGTACACCTTTATTCACAGGGATATACAGATGAAGATTTAGTTGATTTTAGTTTAGAATTAACAAACCCATCTACAATATATGAGCAGGAAAAAATAGAATTATGGACGTCAAAAATTAATTTAGCCGATCAAATTCGTAGTAATAAGATGTTATCTGAAGATTGGATATATAAAAATATATATGGAATAGTTAAAGATGAGGTAGATACTGAAAGGGAAAAAGTTGTTGAAGATACAATAAATTCATTTAGACACGACACCATTCAACAAGAAGGTAAGGACCCAGCAAAAGAGCCAACTGTTCAAGAAGAAATGAAAAATAAAAATAGAGAAACTTTATCAGCATCTGGAGATACTAGAAAAACAAGGAATGGTAAATCAGATAAAGATGTAGGAAGACCTAAGGAAAATAATTACTACGGAACAGATAATGGTGCTCGTGGTAGAGATCCTCTTGGCCAAGAAAAAGTTAAGCGAGATTCAAAAAATAAAGACAGATCTATAAGAACCAAGTATAAAACTAGTGGCAATTTAGCCAAAGAAATAGCAAATTCAATGGATTTGTTCAAAAATAAGAAGTCTGTACTAAGTGAAAAGAGTAATATGTTAGACGAGTCTAATTTAATAGATACGGACATAACATAAGGACAGTTACGATATATTTATATATGAATATAAAGGTATATTGCAATATCTGACATAGGAGAATTTAGAGTGGGTAAAAATATAAAACATTCAAAGATAAAAAACACTGGTGTGCTATTTGAATTACTAGTTAGACAAATAACTACTGATACATTAAATGGTGTTGCAAAATCTCCTGCATTAAAAATAGTTAAGGAGCATTTTACAATGGGTACTGTACTTAAACAGGAATTAAAATTATATAACTCCTTAATACAGGAAAAATTTCAAAATATTGTAAAGGCTGAAAAGTTCTTAGATGCAGTTTTACTTGAAAGGTCTAAGCTTTCAGAGGTTGAGTTAAAGAGAAAAAAATATAATTTAATAAAGGAAATTGGCAAAACCTATGATTTAGCTTCATTTTTTAGAACTAAAATTTCTAATTATAAATTAAACGCTTCAATATATAAGTTATTTGAATCACATAAAAAATCAATTATAAATAATCCAAGGATTATTATAGAATGTACAGATACAATTGTAGACCATATATCATCAAGTAAGCCAAGGAGTACCCAAGAAGTAGTTATTAAAGAATACTCTAAGCAAGACAAAGAAATTAGATTACTAAGCTATAAACTGTTATTAGAAAAATTTAATGAAAAATATGGTGGTTTATCGCTAAAACAAAAAGCCCTACTTAGAAACTATATAAACGGAAATACTGGTGTTATGTCCAAGTATATAGGAGAAGAGGCTGGTTCTGGTAGAAAAATAATTACACAAGCTGCAAATAAAATTGGTGATAAGATAACTTCAATAAAATTAAAAGAAGTTGCAAATCAGCTTAAAAAAATAGAAAAATCAAAGAGTGTTAGTGAAAAGCACATATTTACTATGATGAATCTATATGAGCTCGTGGAGGAGATT